ACCTACGTCCCTAATAAAGCTCGCGCCGAGCACAACGTCAAACGAGCTAAAGCCGTTCAAGGTATGACCTACGAACAGGCTATAGAGCACTATAAGACGCTCGGCTTAAAGGAGCGAGCTTTAAAATACGACTTGAATAAAATCAAGTCCTTAAAGCTAGGCTGACGGTCAGGGGAGCTTCGGCTCCCCTCTTTTTATCCCTGACCATTAGATCGTGATCGCGATCGTCGCCTTCGGCGACGACAACAGAAGACAGGAACCAGACACCAGGAACCAGGAGCGTCGCCTGACGGCGACGCACCAAGATCCAGGAGCCGTCGCCTACGGCGACGGACACACCTCGCAGATCCCAGGAAGCAAGGACCTCACAGATCTCGGGAAGCCCAGATTCCAGGAAGCAGGTCAGTCGCCCTAGGATCACGATCCCTGTATATATGATTAAAATCTTAAAATTTATTTTAGGCGTAAAAAAAGGGCTAGTTNAACTAGCCCTTTAGGTTAGGTTATTAACCTAGCGTATAGCCTTTAGGTACGCTTAGGCTTTTAACTTTAAATATATCGTAAGTTATAGCCCTTTTAGGGTTTAACTTAGGGTTATTAGGGTTTAAAACGGGTAACGTTTTATATATAGCTAACGCGTCGCTATAAGTTTTACCGTTAACTTTATTAGCCCGTTCGCTATTAGCCGTAGCTAAACGCCCTTTATTAGTAAAAGTTAATATAGGGTTAATAGTACCTATATTTTCTTTAGTAATAACTTTACTAGTAACGTTAGTTTTAACGCTAGTAGTAGCTTTTTTAGTATTAGTATTTTTCATATTATTTTATACCTTTAGGGCTAGTTAAAAAAGTAGTTAAAAAACGCCCTTTAATTTTTTAACTAAGGTAATTATACCTTAAGTAAAGCCTTTATACCGTTATATACTAAAATAAACGTACTAATTTTAACGCCCTTTAAACCCGAGCGGTTAAGCCTTTTATACGTAAGTAAGTACTTACTTTAGGTTAGTAAGTACTTACTTACGCCCTAAGCCGTACGGCTACGACCGTCGCCTACGGCGACACAGTCCGCCTTCGGCGGATACAAACTAAGACAAAACAGACAGACAGACAGACGCAGAAAAGACAGACGCACAGCTATAACAGACGTAACAGCTGTCACAGATCAACAGTCCTCCAGTAGTCCGCTGTGCCACCCCCACCCCCCTTTATAGCAACTATGCATAGCGTAACGCCTGCGTCAATAATCAGAGGAGCCATTTACTATAAACTTTACTTTTAGGTCAGTCACTATAAAATACTGAGTATGACGCGGAAAGGGACTCCTACTAAAAATTTTTACTGCAAAATTTTTTAGCTATGAGAGACTATTTGAAATCAATAACTGAGGTTTGCCCTTTTAGTCTAAAGCACTTTGACAACGGAGAAATACCCATACTACATTATTCAGAGCCTTTAGTCCGTGAGTTATATACCGAACTAGACAAGTATCCTGCTATTTTATTCAAAGTTCATAGCACGGTGTGTCGCAAAGTCCTAGAGTCCACGGCACACGAACTAGCGGACGAATACCCTGAGGCAGAGTGGTTTTGGTCACATCCCGATGAAGGTAGAAACTCGACCCTTGTCCCTGTGCTAATTATGCAAAATAGAGAACACTTGGCTAATGCTCGTAAAGAGTTTAAACTAAACCGTAATGGCTAAGCAGTGGGTAAAGCAAAAAATAGAACATGTCAAAAAGAAGACATCTATAGGTAACTCACGCATGAGCCACGGAGCAGGCACCAATAAAAATCAACGACGTAAAAAATACAGAGGGCAAGGCAAATAAAAACTAGCTCAGCTAAAGCTAAAGGTCGTCGCCTACAACANTGGGTACGGACTAAGCTCATAGAACTNTTGTCCGTGGACCCAGAGGACATAGAATCACGACCCATGGGCAGTAGTGGTGAAGACCTCATTATGGGCGTACAAACTAAAAAACTATTTCCTTATAGTGTGGAGTGTAAAAATCAAGAAGCCGTCAACGTGTGGAAAGCCTACGAGCAATGTTCAAGTAACACTAGCCCAAACGTAGAAAGTCTAGTTATAATAAAAAGAAACAAAAGTAAACCGTTAGCTTTAGTTGACGCAGAATACTTTATAAACTTACACAAACAAGATGGATGAATACCAAGAATATCTTAGACTATTCGGCGACTTGCCTTTTGGTATGCGTCCTAAATTTGAAGACTATCAAAAACAAGTAAGTGCACAAACAGCACGCGACACTTTAACTCAAGGTATAGCAGAGGGAGATTTAGATAAAGCCTATAAAGAAGGTTTTGAAAAACTACCGTTAATGGATCAATTACTTTATGGCGTGGCACCTGTCACTGGCGAAGCATTGGCTACCTATGAAATACCAGAATTTAAAGAACGTGGCGATACAGCTAGAAAAGAAGGCAGATACCTAGACGCAGCAGGTAACTATTTAATTAGTGGGCTTAACGCTATGAGTTTGATTCCTGTAGTGGGCAAAGTTCCAGGTTTAGTAGGCGACGCAGCAAGAATATTAGGTAGAGGCACACGAGCAGCAAAACCTATAGATGAGGACATGGTGGGTGGTCCGCCTATTAGCCCTAACGTTGGACCGTCAGACTATCAAGTAGATATGAAGCTGGGTCCAAGACAAGGTGGTTACGCACCTCCCGTAATGTCTTTAGCAGATGAAGCAGTGATCAAAACTCCAGGCTTTGACTTTAATAAACCCTACCCTATAGAAGAAATGATCAATAGAATGTCTAAGTATCATAACCCTACAAAAAACAAAGGACCAGCAAACCCTAAAGTAAAACGACAGTTTGAAAATTTTGTCAGTGAAGAATTTTTAACTAAAGGTAAAGCTAGTCCTGCAGAACTACAAGCAGAAATACAAAAGAACAAAATGAGGTTCAAAGAAAGCCACACACAGTTTGAAGTAGAACCTTCTCTTGCTGAACAACCAGAAGGGCTACGTTATAGTGACGGTACGCCCTTTATACGCAAAATAGACCCAGAAATTAAAGGTTTTCCTGAAGAATTTCCTTTTAGAGACTCTGAAGGTCGTAACCAAATTTACATGTTGAAAACTGGAGAGAATTATCCGCTCAGTGCAGAAACACCTAGTAAGTACGGAGAACTTAATCTACGAGCATTNGGTAGTAAGTACGGCGACGAACCANTATTCAATGACGAGTATNCCCCTATGCACACTAGAGTAGGNCAAGGACCACAAGCCAACCTTGATCAAGACGTAGGTTCTTTAGGTAATAGAATAGTTCACGGACGTTACCGTATAGTAGAAAAAGACGGTAAGTCAGTAGGTGAACTTGCTGAAGCTCAAAGTGATAGATTTAAATTTACAGGTACAGGCGAACAAAGCGTAAACTTTATGTCACCAGGTCCAGCAAACAGAGGGCTAACTAGTTCACAAATAGCAGAACAAACAAGTAGCATCCGTTCATTTTTTGAAGACGTAACTCCAACTTTTATAAAAACTGTAGAAGCAATGTCTGATTTTGGGTCTGATTTTGGTGGTGTTAACCCCAATATGATATTAAATGGATTTTCTCATAGTGTAGGAGAAGCTATTTCAAGAAAATTATCTTCTATTCCTGGAGGAGTAGTAACTAATGTAGAAGATATGTTCGACGCTAAAAGCGTTAAAGAACTATTTAAAGAAGTGATGGATGATCCAGATTTTACTGCGGATTTACAGCATCTCGTAGATGGGCAGAAAGCAAGTGGTATGGACGTAAGTGATTCTATAAGGTTAAGGGATATTTTTGGCGACACTGCCAAAAGACCTAGTGTTGAACTTTATAAAAAAGGTATGTTAGATGCACTAGACCGTGCCGACCCAAAAGTAATGAATTATGTTATGAACCACCTTTCAACGTGGGTAAAACCTGTAGGCGACGACGTAAGTAAGATGAAATTACCACTAGCTGAAAAGAACGAGTGGTATGATTTAACGCTCAAACGTTTTATACAAGAAATGCATCAAGAAGGCGTAGATGTTATTCATATTCCTATTAATGGTAAAGCAACCCACAGACAAATGGGATTGAACCCCGTTACTGAAGAAGCTAAAAACTTAGGTAAAACTTACAAAAGACAAACAGATAGAGTTTTAAAAAATATTCAAAAAGAATATGGTTTCAAAATTACTCCTAAAGAAGTAATTGATGAGTTTGGTCAAGAGTTTTATGAAATAGCTTTAGATAACAACACTGCTAAAATAGGTGAAGTTTTAAAATACAACCGTGGTGGACTAGCTACCTTAATGCCTCTTAAATATTGAAAAAAGAATTATTAGAACAACTTCCTGAGGATGTCCTCAAAGAACACTTAGAACTGACCGAAAGGTTAGCAGAAATAGAACGTGTTGAAACTTGTCAAAATGAATTTTTAACTTTTGTTAAAAGTCAATGGCCACAATTTATTGCTGGTGCACACCATGCTAAAATGGCAGATGCTTTTGATCGTATAGCGAAAGGTAAAATAAAAAGGCTTATTATTAATATGCCACCACGGCACACGAAGAGTGAGTTTGCTTCACATTATTTTCCTGCTTATTTAGTAGGGCGTAACCCAAGTTTAAAAATACTACAAGCCACTCACACCGCAGACTTAGCAGTTAAGTTTGGTAGAAAAATTAGGGACTTAATGTTAACGGAAGATTTTCAAAAAGTTTTTCCTGACGTACTAATAAACCCAGATTCAAAAGCAGCAGGTAAATGGGAAACTCAAGATAAACGTGACCCAAAACGAAAGGGCGAGTACTATGCTGCTGGTGTAGGTGGTGCGTTAGCGGGACGTGGTGCGGACTTATTTATTATTGATGACCCTCACTCAGAACAAGACGCACTTAACCCTAAGTCTATGGAAGATACGTACGAGTGGTACACTTCTGGTCCAAGGCAAAGGTTACAGCCAGGAGGAAGCATTGTTATAGTTATGACACGTTGGAACGTTAACGATTTAACAGGTAGACTTTTAAAAGATATGGCTCGTGATCCTAAAGCAGATCAATGGGAACTTATTGAGCTTCCTGCTATATTGCCTAGTGGTGACCCACTATGGCCAGAGTATTGGTCAAAAGAAGAATTAGAAAGTGTACAAGCTACGTTAAGGGGTGGTCCAAAATGGCACGCTCAATACATGCAGAACCCTAGTTCAGAAGAAGGTGCTTTAATAAAACGTGAGTGGTGGCAAGAGTGGACTAATGAAAAACCGCCACGTTGTGAATATTTAATACAAAGTTACGATACTGCATTTTTAAAACGTGAGATGGCAGACTATTCAGCTATTACTACTTGGGGAGTATTTTACCCAGAAGGTAGTTTAGGTGAAAATTACTATGACGGCACAGCTCCACACATTATTTTATTAGACGCTATAAAAGGTAGGTACAGTTTTCCTGAACTAAAAGCTATAGCCCTAGAACAATATCACGAATGGCAACCTGACGTAACTATAATAGAAGGCAAAGCAAGTGGTATGCCCTTAACACAAGAATTACGAAATATAGGTATACCTGTACAAAACTTTACTCCGAGCAAAGGCAATGATAAAGTAGCTAGAGTGAACGCAAGTGCACCTTTGTTTGAGTCGGGAATGGTTTGGGCACCTGACACTAAATGGGCAAACGATGTTATAGAAGAATGCGCGATGTTTCCTGCTGGTGATCATGATGACTTAGTAGACTCAACCACTCAAGCACTATTACGTTTTAGGCAAGGTGGATTTGTAAAACTACCTAGTGACTATGAAGACGAAGAGCTATATCCTAAACGAAAAATAAGTTATTATTAACGCATGGCAATAGAAAGACAAAATCTCCAAGAAGGTGGCTTACCTGAAGAACTATTAAATCCAGTACAAGAAACGTTAGAAGTTGAGCTTCCTGAACAAATGAATATTCAAGGAGAACAAACTACTGCTTTTCAAGTTGATCCTTCTGGTAACTTAGTTCCTCTATTTGAAGAGGAAGAAATAGTAGTTACCGAACACCAAGTAAATTTAGCAGAAGTTTTAGATTCATCTTCTTTACAAACTTTATCAAGCGAACTAGTTGATGCTTTTGAACAAGATAAAGAATCACGTAAAGATTGGCTTGATGTATTTACTAAAGGTTTAGAATTACTAGGTATACAAACTGAAGAAAGAGAAGAACCTTTTCCTGGAGCTACAGGTGTACATCACCCTTTATTAAGTGAAGCAGTAACACAATTTCAAGCTCAAGCCTATAAAGAATTATTACCAAGTGGTGGTCCAGTAAAAACACGTGTCATGGGCAACGAAAGTCCAGAGGCAATGAGTCAAAGTCAACGTGTAAAAGAATTTATGAATTATCAAATTACTGAAGTCATGCAAGAGTATGACCCAGAAATGGATAGTTTATTGTTTTATTTACCGTTAGCTGGTAGTGCATTCAAAAAAGTTTATTACGATAACCTTTTAGGTAGGGCTACCAGTAGATTAGTTAAAGCTGAAGACTTAGTAGTAGCTTACGAAACTACAGATTTAGAAACTAGCCCACGTTTTACTCACGTTATCAGTATGACAGGTAACGATTTAAAAAAATTACAAATGAATGGTACGTACCGAGACGTACAAATAGGTGAAGCAGGGGTAGATTTAGAATATAACGAAGCAAAAGAAAAGATTGATGAGCTTCAAGGCATAGAACCACCTCTAGCTGACTATAATGAGTACTCAGTTTTAGAGTTACACGTCAATTTAGAGCTTCCAGACATAGATGATTACGGTTTTGCCGTACCTTATATCGTTACTATTTTAGAAGATAGCGATGAAATACTCTCAATACGACGTAATTGGGAGCAAGGTGACGAATTATTCAATAAAAAAGAGTATTTTGTACACTATAAGTTCCTTCCAGGGCTTGGATTTTACGGTTTTGGGCTAATTCACATGATTGGTGGGCTTACTAAGTCAGCTACATCAATTTTACGTCAGTTAATTGACGCTGGAACGTTAAGTAACCTACCTGCTGGCTTTAAAGCACGTGGTATGAGGGTACAAGGTGAAGACGAACCGTTACGTCCTGGTGAATTTAGAGATGTAGACGTTCCAGGAGGCACAATCCGTGATGCACTGATGCCTTTACCTTATAAAGAGCCTAGTAACGTATTAACTCAGCTATTAGGTGTTATAATTGACTCAGGTAGACGTTTTGCTAGCATAGCAGACATGCAAGTAGGGGATATAGGTAGTCAACAACTACCTGTAGGCACTACTGTAGCTATGTTAGAGCGTGGTACTAAGGTTATGTCGGCTATTCATAAACGTTTACACTTTGCTCAAAAGAAAGAGTTTAGGTTATTAGCTGGTATTTTTTCTCGTAGCCTACCCCCTGTTTATCCTTATGATGTTCCAGGAGCTAGTAGAGAAATTAAAGCTCAAGACTTTGATGCTAAAGTTGATATTATACCAGTAAGCGATCCTAACATATTTAGTATGGCTCAAAGGGTAATGTTAGCTCAACAAGAATTACAAATGGCACAGGCAGCACCGCAAATACACGATTTACGAGAAGCCTATAAACGTATGTACGAGGCACTAGAGGTNAAANATATAGACGGTATACTACCGCCTGTTCAAGAAATACCGCCTCGTGACCCGATAAGCGAACAACAAGCAGCCATGACAGGACAACCTATTAAAGCGTTCGAGTTCCAGAACCATGATGCTTATATTGCTGCGCATAGTTCTTTCTTACAGAATCCTATGGTAGCTCAAAATCAAACAGCACAAATGGCTATTAGTGCAAACATACAAGAGCACCAAGCCATGTTATATAAACAACAAATAGAACAAGTATTAGGGCAACAATTACCAGAACTTGGCAGTAATATACCACCAGAAGTGATGAATGAATTAGCTCTACTTGCAGCTCAAGCTACTCAAGTAGTAACTGGTCAAGCTCAGGCTATGGCTCAAGCACAACAAAACGCACAAATGAATCCTATAGTGGAATTAAAACGTGAGGAAATTGCGCAAAAAGCACAGTCTGATGCCTTAAAATCTCAAGTAGATTTAGCTAAAATAGAATCAACGGAAGCTATAGCAGAAATGAAAATAGCTCAAGANAGGGAGGAAGCTCTTATGAAAGAAAAAGAGAGCATCCGTAAATCATATTCTGAGATACTTAAAGATGTAAGAAACTCAGATAACCAAAATAGAGGAAGATAAAATGCCAAGAGCAAAAAATAGAGGTAAAGCTAGTTCATCATTTGTAGCTGGTAATGCCAACCGTAGACGTATTGACGCTGAGTCAGTTAAAGGCAGAGCTAAAAAACGTGGCGGTGGTCAAATGAAACAAATGAAAATGAAAACTGGCGGAAAAGCCAAAAAGAGGAAGTAACCATGAAAAAGGTAAATGTAAAAGGTCCTAATAGAATTGACTTATCAAAACCAGTACGAGTAAAAGATGTTTTATTCAAAAAAGTATTTGGTCAGGGTAAAGTTAAAACTCAAGGAACAGGTAAAGCTACACAAGGCACAAAGCACAACGCAAGTTGGAGTGGGAAAGAGTAATGGGTAAAGAAACGCATAAAACCAAAGACGGCAGAACTGCTAAAAAAGGTCTATATTACAATATAAACAAAAAACGTAAAGAAGGCAGAAAAATGCGAAAGAAGGGCGATAAAGGTGCTCCTACTGCAGCAGATTTTAAAGCAGCAGCAAGAACTGCTAAAACACACGGTGGTGAACTACACGGTGGTCAAACTAAATTAGATAAAAACAAAGACGGTAAATTATCTGGCGTTGATTTCAAAATGATGAAAAAAGGTGGTGGTTCTAATACTGTTATGTGTAAAGGTCAAGGTAAAGCTAAAAAGAAAAAAGTTACTAAGTTAGCATAATTAGGTATACTGATCACAATGGCGAAACCAAGAAGAGGCAAGGCAAAAGTAAAAGTAACTAAGTCTGGTAAAAGGGTTAGTTATGGTCAAGCAGGTAAAGCCAAAGACGGTGGTCGAAGAGTAAGACCAGGAACATCTAAAGGTGACTCGTATTGCGCAAGAAGTTTAGGTATAAAAAAGAGGTTATCAAAGAAAAAACAAAATGATCCAAACACTCCTAATAACTTATCAAGAAAAAGATGGAAGTGTGTTGGGGCTAAATCTAGAAGAAAATCTAAGAAGAAGAAATAGTATAGATGTTCGATAAGTTAAAGAAGTTAATTGCAGAAAGAAAAGAGCAGTTAACAGAAACACTCGCTAATGGCGGAGTGCAAGATTTTGAAAGTTATCAAAAAATCGTAGGCGAAATATCAGGTCTGTCGTTTACGGAACTCTTAATTAGAGACCTGCATAAGGATATAGAAGATGACTAAAGAAGTTGCCGCATTCGGCAAAGGTGGCGAACCGATACCTAATTCGGTTGACCGTTTTAAAGAAGAGGAAGTTGAAACTAAGGAGGATTTAAAATTTACTCCCGATAATGTTGAAAATGATTCTGATTTAAAAGAACAACTCCCTACCCCCACAGGCTACAGACTTATGGTTTTACCTTTCAGTAGAAAGCAAAAAACTAAAGGTGGTTTATACTTAGCTAATGAAACATTAGAGAAAGAACGTATAGCCACTAATGTAGGATACGTAGTATCGCTTGGTCCAGACGCATACGCTGATAAGGATAGATATCCTGGAGGTGCATGGTGTCAAGAAGGTGACTGGGTAATATTCGGCAGGTACGCAGGAGCACGAATCAAAATTGAGGGTGGCGACTTGCGATTATTAAACGATGATGATGTATTAGCAGTGATAACTGATCCTGAGGATATAGTTTCAGGCTAATATGAATCACGCAACAACAGGAGCAAAACATGGCAGATGAAGCCTTGCAACAAGAAGAAGAGTTGACGGAAGTTGAACTTCCTGAAACTGAAGGTGATGAAGAGGGGGAAGTTGTAGAAGACGAACAACCTCAAGAAGAACCTAAAAAAGAAGAAGCTAAAGAATCAGATGAGATTGAGGACTATAGTGAAGGCGTTAAAAAACGTATCGCTAAACTTACTTATAAGATTCGAGAAGCTGAAAGACGTGAACAGGCAGCAATAGATTATGCTAAGTCTGTTCAGGGCGAACTCAATCAGACAAAAAATAAACTTTCAAAAACTGATCAGAACTTATATGATGAGTATAAAGGTAGAGTTGGGTCTGAACTTCAGTCTGCTCAAGACCGATATAAAAAGGCATACGAGATGGGCGATACAGACGCAATGCTCGAAGCTCAAAAAGATATTGCTAAATTAGCAGTAGAAGAGGAAAGCCTTAATCGAGTCAAAGCAAAAAATACTGAAGAGGTAGAAGAACCTGCTGTTGATGTTGAAAAAGAGATAGAATCTAGAAGTCAACCTCAACAACAAGTTCAAGTAGAAGCAGATCCTAAAGCTCAGGAATGGGCTAAACAGAACGAATGGTTCGGCTCTGACGTAGCTATGACTACTAGTGCTTTTGCTTTTCATAGGCAACTAGTAGAACAAGAGGGTTACGATCCAACTTCTGATAGCTATTACGCAGAAGTGGATAAAAGAATGGCTGA